CAATGCCGTTAAGGTTTCCCTCATTGTCGAACAGAGGCACAGTCATCACAATCTTAAAGTTAGCCATAGGGCTGATAGTGATGTGCTGATTGTTAGAAGGTGTCAAGTAAGGATCATCTGGAGACACAATCACAGAGTTAGCAAGGACTGTTGCAGGTGGAAAGGCGAAAGTCTGCCACTTAGCGTTATTGACTAGGGCAGTCGCTAAAGTGGTTCTGAGAGTAGTGATCGCAACTGGTGGCATTATCCAACCATCGAGTTAGGGCTTAGCGCGTGGGCGATCAATCCTCGCACCTTAGCGAGAAGCTGTGCGCTCATTCGATAAGGGCTTGGCTGGAAATCGACAAGGTTAGAACCGCTGAGAGTAGCGGTACGCGCTTGCCAGATCTCTACAGATACCATCAAAGCTGCTTGCTGAACTGCTGCATCTAATGCCCAGTCCACATAAGTGTCTGCTGTAACTGAACCAAAGGGAATAACTGGATGCTCTACTGCTGGAGTGTTGTTGTTGCCTGTAATGTTAAAAGTGATGTTGTAATCGCCTACGCCAGTCAGAGTCTTTGATCCGTTGAACTTCGAGCCGTTTCCAGCGATGTTCACAGTCTGACCTACATAAAAGACCTTCTCTACCTTGTCCTCAAAGTAAAGTGTTCCTGTTGTTGCTGTGTTGCTATGAGCGATGTTATAGACAACATTAGTCCAGAGCATTGGCAGAAGGACTGCATCTGTTGCATCACAGACTTCTTGCAAGGTGGCATCTGGGTACAGCGTACCGACTCCGAGTGTTGATCGGAGCTCTGCAACTGTTGTTAGTGCCATTACCTGTCCTTTCTAAAGACCCTAGGGAGTCAGAGGGCTACTGACCCCCTAGGGCGTACTTAGTTACCTGTTTTTATTAAGTTAGGTTGAACTTACGAACACCCTTACCTGACTTAGCAAGGTAGATTGCCAAGTATCCGTAAAGGTTAATTTCGACCTCGCCTGTTGTTAGAACATTAACGCGAAGCTGTGTCTGTGGTGATTCCCAGACATAGACTGAAGATGGTGCAACCAAGAACGCTGAGTTATCGATTACGCCAGATGCAGCGATGTTGTGATCAACGATCAAGTCAGTACCGAGAACATTACCGCGAACAGATGTTGCTACTGCTGTTCCTGCTGCGTTGTATGTTGCGCCCTGTGCTGAGTAGAGTGCGCGACCTGTTGTGTCTGCGTAGCCTGTAATCGCTGCCCATTGGTCAGTTGAAGCAACTAGCTTGTTAGCAAAGTCTCCACCTGTTCCCTTGTAGGCTGCTGCACCTTCTACAGAGATGAATGACTGTAGTCCTGCTGCTGTTGCAGCTGTTGTTGCTGCTGTTGTTCCATCTGCAATGAACGCTGATAGAAGTGCGGTGTCTGTAGCCTTCTCGTATGCCTTACGAAGCTCAGTCATCATGATCTCCATGAATGCTGGCTGTGAGCGATCGATTAGCTCGAAAGATACGCGCTGCAATCCTGAGAACTTGTTTACAGAGATTGTGTCGTATGCAGAAGTCATGCCTGTCTCAGATGGTGCTGAGCCTTCGTTTGTGTCTGCAACTGTTGGAGCAACATCTGCTGAAGATGCGTTTGTGTAAAGGCGTGGAACTGTGAAGCTCATACCTTCTGGCAATAATGCTTGACGAGTTGCAGCCTCAAATGCTGGGCGACCAGTAAATGTGTCTGTGATGAATGTGTTTAGGTGTGGAGCAAGTGTAAGACCTGTGTTTGTTGATGTTGAGTCATCTGCTGCGCGAACTACGCGGCGTGCCTCGTCATCACCAAGAGCTGCCTTGATGTTTGCTTCTAGGTATTGTGCTGATGTGATTGGTGCTACGCGCTCGCGCACGAATGTAGTTGCTGTTACAACAGTTGGACGAGCAGCTTCAACCGCTGCTGCCTCTACTGGTGCTGCAACTGTCTCTGGAGTATTCTCCACAGCTGTCTCGCTTTCTGTTGGTTGGGTTGGTGCTAAAGGATGTCCTTCGACTTCCTCAGCTGCTACATCGATAACCTGAGCCGACTTAAAGGCTGGCTCTGTTACCAAACTTACTTCAAGCAATTTAGCAGCAGAGACAAACATAACATTGCCCTTCTGCTTTGACTTGATTACTTCTACGCCTACAGACAAACCTGACTGTAAGCCTTCTTCTGCAAGGATAAGAGCTTCAGATCCACGATTAGATCGTGAAACCTTAAATGATGCATAGATGCCATCTTCTTGCTCTGTGAATTGTGTTGCCTTGCCTAATGGCTGGCGTGAGTCATGCTGATTAAGTAACTTGACAGTCTTTGGATCTTCTGGAAGTGCAATTGCGCCCTTCTCAAAGACAACCTTACCTGCTGAAGTGTTACCAACTTCGCCTGTACCTGCTGGCACAATCTTGCCTGAGATTAAGCGTTCCTCAACATTGGCAATGAGCCCAGATGAGAAGTGAATGACTTGGTTTTCCATTATTCGATTCCTTCGCTGCCGTTAGGCGTTAGATCTTCCATCTCCATCGCTTGCTCTACTGAGATCAAACCCAGAGATAACATCTTTTCAATTACTAACAATCGCTCCATTGGTTCAGTCTTCAAGAATGATGAATCAACATCGAACTTGACCGCGTTACCGCGAGCAGTAATGTCATCCATTGAGAGACGATCCTGAATTGCATTTACATAGGGAGCAACAGATAGAGAGTAGAATTGCTTGCGCTCATCTAGCACATTTGCGTAAGTCATCGATGAATTAGCCTCTGCGCTAACTAGGTAAGCAGGGATTGAACATAAGCGAGCAATCTCTGTTGCTAGGAATTGCTGTGCTTCGTCATACATCATGTCTTTTGGTGAGAATGATGTTGGCTGGTATTCAAGAGTAGAAGTCAAGTAAGCAGTTGCGCGATTGTTGCGAGCGTTCTTCCATGCTGCAAGTAATCCTGCAACTTCTTTAGGATCTAGGTCTGCTCCGTTGTTCCGTAACACACCGCTGGGCATAGGCGTGCTGGCTGACAATACTGCTGCTTTACGAAGATCGATTGCAGCTCTAATTGTTTCAGATCCGCGTTCTAAGATTCCCTCATCAAAAGCTTGGAATGTAACGATTGAGTTGAGTCCAGACATAGGAACTGCAACTGCATCGATGTAATACTGTGTAACTTCCATGCCGTAAAGATCTGTCTCAAATGTAACTTTAACATTTGGAATCCAGCGGAATCGAGATGGTCTGCCATCTTCTGCATAAAGCTCTGTAACCTGCCAATAAGCAACTCCATACATCATCAACGAATCAACAGTCCATGCCATAGTTACTGAACGCGGTTGATTGATCGCTGGTTGATCTACCCATACAGGATTGCCAAGTTCTTCACCTGTGGACTTGCGATACAAGTTAAGTGGAAGATCGCCAATGACACCAGCAAGTAAATTGCGGCATCGAGCTACAGATGGAACGCTCATCGCTTCATTACGAGATACTCGTGGAAGGATGTAGTTATAAAGGGAGTTAAGATTCTCTCCCATAATAGAAGGGGCGTATTGCGCTAAAAGCGATGAACGCTGATCATTATTGACTGCTTCAGTTTTGCGAAATAGACCCATAGACAGAAAGTGTAGCATTTGTCAAGCAATTAGACAATGTGGTATGGGCGTGTCTAAGTATAAATCTGAGGCTTAGGCTGAGGGATCATCAGCTTGCTTACACACATTGCTAATCCAATCGGTGCGCTTATGTCTCCGCTGCTGCGCCTTTTTATGATACGCCAAGCTGAGTCATTAGTTTTAGCCGCTGTATTCTGGAACTGCTCAATGAGATCTTTCTGCCCATTATGTACCACTCTGAGGTTAGTCAAGCCTTCAAGCAAGTCTCCACAAGCTTTGTAAAATTGCTGCCCACTAACATCCTCGACAACGACACCACTTTGAGCCAGTCTGTCTGCAATAGTCTGAGTGGCATACTTGTCAAAGCAGACAAGGCGAGGCTTATAAAGATCCACCCATGCTTTGATGCTGGCTGCCATCTTCAACTCATCGATGGCTACTTGAGAGCTGAAAGTCTCTAGGATTCCAATACCAATCCTGCCATCTGGGAGCAACTGTCCAGCCACGAGTGATCCGTTGCGCCTTGAAGGTGAAACATCAAAGCCAAAGATTGTATAAGCCCCGACTGTCATCTCAAGCTCTGAATCTGAACTGTTTTCCAAAACCTCTGTTGTGAAAGGGCAATTAAGAGCCGAGATCCATTGACAAAGTGTCTCGGTGCGAGCGGCATCTGGAGTGGATGAGGCAATCGTTTCCTCGATGGCTTCTACGCTGATTAGGTAGCCCATGGAAGGGTTAGCCATTGCCCATGCTTTCTTATCCCAAATGTCACAAAAGTCAGGTGCTGAATACTCGTAGTAACCAAGGCTCTTTGGAGGGTAGTTTCTGCAAGCCTCGTGCAGAGAATTAAGCTCTGTGCTATAAGCATCGCCAGCATTGCTAGTAAATAATCTTTGGCTGTTCATGCGTGCGAGCGTTACGCTTTTCGCTGCATCCATGGCGGCTGAACTGACCTCTCGTAACTCATCAATCCATAAGAAGTCTGCGGTTCGACCTCTCGCTCCGTCAGAGGTTGCCGCTGCCACTTCTAGTTGCGCTCCATTAGCAAGGATGATTCTCTCATCGCCATTAGTACGCCTAATGCCCTTCTTAGGATCTCCATCCTTCAGCTGCGCCCTCATCCAGTCATTGCGCTCGATGATGTCTGCCATGATGTTGAAGGACTTCATAGCCATAGCTCTATTAGAGGACATGATCAGGATGTCCTTCTCACCGAACATGAACAACCCTGCTAAACAGCGCATACGCGCTAGATGGCTCTTTCCTGACTGCCTAGCAATGAGCAGCAGGTTTGTCTTACGAATAAACATCTGATTCTTGTCCACGGTACACATGTCATCAAGGATGAGGCGTTGCCAGTCAAGCAAAGGCTGACCAATGCGTTCGGCAAGCTCTGCGATCTGTGTGCCTTTAGTTTCGCCCTTGAGCCATGGGCTGTGAAGCCTTGGTTTCAATGCCCCTCGTAGGGTTGTTCATGTTCGGTGAGAAGGACATCCTGATCAT